TATAGTGCCAGCTCATGTCAGGAAACACTAACAGATGCTCGAACCATCAAACCCCGAGAGGCCCTGAGTATAAATACCTATCAATAAAGAGCGAACAGTAAACCACCGAGAGGCAGTTTTGTCAAGAGTATAAATACCTAGTTGTCAGGATTCGCTGACATTGGCTGCTACCAAAAAAGTTTTTTTATGTCAAGAGTATTTTTACTTATTGTTATGAAACCCTGACAACCGCCCTTCGGGGGTCTGCCAGGATAGGGCCCGTATATATACCCCACGAAAAATTATGTCAAAATTTAAGACACCCTATTTCTTCCATATTCTGTTGAGATGCTGTCTTTGCAACTCTGTTCTTATCTGGGCTAAGGTTTTTAGTGGCCAACGGTTAATCTTTAGTGCTACTCTAAATCTTTTATACCATCTACTTTTCTTCAACCTCTGCCATGCTTGTTGTATAGTCATGGTTCATACTGTATATAGGTGCTTTAGTGTGTAGTTGGAGGTGGTCTATGTGGCACGAGCGGGTTCCTCGTGATAGAAGAGGGGCAGGGTTTTATTCCTGTCTCCCTCTTGACCGCTGTTTCCACCCACGAGGAGCACCACTTCCCCGTGTATTATGAGGGGGTTACGCTACATCCAAGTCATATCATTGCCTCTAGCCAATCCTCTAGCCTCTTTACGTTGGTCTAAATCCAACCCCAACACCATATGGTTAGCTTCTGCCTGGGGGTCATCCATCCATGCCTCTAAGTGGTCTAACCACTCTTCATGTCGTCTGTTTTTTATCTGTTGTTGAGCGGATATGGCGAGGGCATCTGTGAACCATTTAACGCCTTGGGCAAGGGCATCAATTCTGTCGTCATGTCTGACAGCCCCTCGCTCGCGGCACATCCTGCTGATTTGGTAAGCAAGCATGTATTGGAATCTATTTTCAGTTGCCTCATCTTCATTAGACGAATAATCCCACTTAATGACGGCAGGATCAATAACAAGCCTATGCTGGTTAAAGACAGGCTCAAGGCTAGATATAATACGATCTTCTTTTTTAACATTTGCTCTAGTTTCTTCTATGTTTATGTTTGTTTTTGTCGTCTGACAATGTTTTCTAAATAGCTCTGATACAATACCATCGCCAAAGTTACTCTCGATGAGCAATGTAGTCGCACCATACTTACGGCATCTCCTTAATATGTCTAATAATGTACGGTCACTGTAACCGTCTCTAGTGGCATATATCTCATGTATGTATATAAAACCATTTAATTGTGATAAGAAGCATGCTACAGTCTCATCAGAGCCCCTTCCAGAGGGGTCTACCGAGCATATAGTCTCTGTATACTCAACCCAGTCTCCTTGTACTTGCATTGGGCTGTACCAATAATCCCCTGGGAGCCCCGCACAAGGTAAGTCTTTAACTATATTGTCTGGACTAGAACACCAAATAATGTTTTCGGGTGCATGTGTGGGGTTTACGGGTGTAACTATAAGGTCTGAAAACTTTAATGGGAACTTTTCTGCGTCAGACAGTGTAGTGTCTAGCATAAATTGCAACATAAAGTTGCTACGTCCCATAGATGCTTCTCTATCTAGTAAATCCTCCTCCTTAAACCTTGTATCTGTAGGTTGCCAAGCTAGGTCTTTCTTTTCTAAGTCCTCTGCTAGTTGCGGTGCAAGCAAACCATCATACATAGCTACCTTGCGAGGGTATCTAGCTGGCCATACAAAAGGTCTATAGCTACGTTCTCGTAGTTTATTGTAGACAGTAAAAGTGGTTTGAGGAGTTCCCAAGAACATAATCCTAGAATCACGCTTAGGAGTAAGGATAGACTCACATTCAGTAACCAACTGTAAAAGTTTTTCACGTTGTAGTTCTGTCATACTGTTGTTTGGTACTTCGACATCATCTAGTACCATAAGGTCAGCTCTAGATCCTGTAAGCTGTCCTGTTATACCCACAGACTTAACTGAGGGTGCTTGGTGTGGTGCTGCTGGCCCCACGTCAAATGATATACGTGACCATCTTTGATCTTCGTTTTTAGGTTTTAGTTGTGATAACCAAGGTACTTCTAGTATTAGTCTTTGACAGAAGATTGAGAATGAGTCTGCTCTATCTTTTGAAGCAGAGACGACCATAATCTTTTTATCTGGGTTATTGAATAAAGTCCAAAGGACAAATGCAGCAGTAATCCAAGACTTACCAACGCCACGAAACGCTTGGATTTGTAATCTTTTTGGGCCATGTTGTAAATATTCAGCGATACATAGTTGTGCTCTGGTAGGAGCGGGTAGGTTTAAGTGTGTCCAAACAGCTGTAAGAAAATACCTAAAGTCTTTTTGGAGTTGTTCTTCTATAGTCATGGTGCAGTAGTTTCAGATGCTGAGGTAGGATTTACGTTTACAGTCTCACCAAATGGGTTGTATAACTTAGTTGGGTCATTCATAAACTTTATTTCTGCCTCACGTCTGTTCATAAGACCTAGTTCAGGCTTCATGCTTTCGCCTTTAATAAACTGACGCATCCAGTATTGTATATCATTCATGTTGCCACTGTCTAGGGCTGCACGTATGTTAGGGTTTACGGGGTCATCAAAAACATTTACACCGTTGTTAAATGCAAAAGATATAATACCAACTTTTTCTCTATCTGACATCTCGTTATATGTAGGATATTTTTTAAGAAAATTATGTATAGCATTAGTCTTTTGTCTTAGTAATGGTTTAGCTTCTTCTTTAGTCATGGTTTCACCCATCTTAACTCTAGTCTGTTCATCACCATAAAACTCAAAACCATAACCAATAGTAGGATTACCTAGAGTACCATCCTTCATTTTTACTCGGTATGCGTTAGGTCTAAAACTTTCATGTTCCATTAAGAAGTCGTCAGCTGCATTTAGCAAAGCATCTTCGTTAGATGTCACAATCGGGGTCTGTGTCATAATTAATACTCATGTCGTTTAATCCTTTTACCTCGGAAGGTAATATCTTTACCCCTGGTTCACTACGCCAATCCTCACAAAAATCACATAGTTTGTTGTATTCTTTTACAGCATCATCTACAGCTTTTTTAGCTTTGTAGTCTATGTATTTAGGTTCTATCCATAGCAAAAACCACACCATAGCCCAACGTAAGGGCTTAGGTGTAGTATATGCAATGTCCTTGAGTTCTTGTAATAGTAATTTATTAGGGTGAAATAGTTTGTTCACTAATCCAATTTAAAATTAAGTTTTCTCTAAAAGGGTTTGGCGGGAACGTAGTACGAAACCACGTTAGCCAATTCATACTTCCTTTTTCTTGATTACATCTTCTACAGGCAGGAACGCAGTTTGTAGACATGTGACTGCCACCCAGACATCTGGGACGCACATGGTCAATGGTAAGATCAAATTCATGATGTTTTTCTCCGCAATAAATACATTCATAGTTGTTTGCCTCCTTAATAGCTTTTCTCCAGAGTTTCTTAGCGTCTGTTGATGTCATGACTATTAAGTTTTGTGTGTAATCTTTATAAGTAGGAAGTAATGGTGTCATTTTTTACCACGATTTCTTGCTCTGTTTGCTGAAACATTTTCACGTACTAATCTTCCTGACTTAGTGTGTGAAAAATCCTTACCGCCCTTACCTTCTGCCCCCGCTTTTCTACGGGCTTTTTTAAGTGCCACTCTGTAGGCAATGGCTTCTTTGGATTTGTTACGCTTTCTGTTGTATGCGTTTTTCTTTTCTCTGGATGCGGGGTTATCCCTGTAGTTTCTTGCACTTCGTTTAAGTTGTTTACGTGGTAGTCGTCTAGGAGCCATTTTTAATTACCGATTTTTGTACTGTGTCAAAATCGACAGTTGGCATAATGTCTGCTAGTTGAGATAAAGGTGACGTGTCAAACGCTACACCTGTTATATCGTTCTTATAGAGCCAGTCAGCAGCAGCTTTTAGGTCAGCGGTAGTAGCTTCACCGCTACGTATTCTGTCTATAAGCTCAGTTGTAACTAAATTATGTAATTCGTTAAACTGTTTTTCTCCTGCTCTGTTCATTCAATATCTAGTCCTTTTTTAACTATCTGTAGAGCTCTATCATCAAGCTCGTTGTCTGTTGATTCAACTAATTTTTCAAGGAGATCAACTACAAACTGTTTAAATTTTTTACTTTTTAAACCAGTTAAAACGATTGGTTTTAGTAGTGCTAACATCTTCTTTAGGTAATAATGATTGTATAGGTACGATGTCTTGGCACATGTGAGCTACACGACTGCCAGGGTATATCGTAAACCCTTTTTGTTGTAATTCTGCACATTTAAGTGCACGAACAAGCTCGTAGTCAAGCCTCATCTTTTCTTCTTGTCTCTTAGCTATTTCTTGACATTGTTTAGTCAAGTCACGGTTAAGTGGCACTGAAAAGTTTATTTGAAAACCCCAATTTTCTGATATAACATAACCTTCATCGTCATACGGTGAGGTGTCATTACCCATATAAAAGGGGCTAAACGTCATTGTTGATCCATTACAAGATATGGCAGAACCATATTGTTGTCTAGACGGTGCTCCATTATTTTGAAATTGCACAGCCTGATTGGTAACATTTCCTGTTGCTGCTGCCACAGGGTTGGACGTGTTATTGGTTTCTCCTTCTGCATATACAGGTGTTATTGTGAGAATACAGAAAGCGATGTAGTAGTAGAGTTTATTGTAAAGTTTCTTGTGGTATCCCATTGTTCAACTAATCCAGCGGATCTTGATGTGGTTTCTAGTGTCCAAGGTAAAGTGGTGTCTGTTACAGAAAATGTAGTACCAGTGCCAGTTATATCAGCTGAAGGTGTTACATTTGTACCGTTCCAAGTTTTTACTTCTGCACCGAAAATTTGTTTTTGCTCTACTTCGGTTACGGTTTGAGTTGTAGTGGTGGTTGCGTTCATACTTCCTGTTGTAAACTGAGGAGTTACAACATTAGCATATGCACCTGCAGGTAACAGTAGCATAGCAATAAATAATTTTTTCATTGTTTTGGTTTTTCTTCTTTAACCTTTTTACTATTTCCCGTGGACAAGCCAAAAGTGGCCAATGCCCCCGTAAAAATCGAGGCTACGAACGTGATGTCGGACGATGCACCTACAGGTTTTTTAACCATAGGTAACTCAACATAGTTAAGAGTAATAATAAAACCAGACCAAACAACAACTCCTAAACGCACAATCGCACCTAAGATTGCCATTTGTTCATCGTGGTCATCTACATTTTCTTTAAACTTTTTTAAGAAACTTTTGGGTTGTCCTTTGATAACTTTATCTTCTTCCATGCTGTTTTAAGTATTGGCTTCATAGCTGTAACAACCCATTTAAAAGCTGCTGTTGCAGTTAGGGTTGCAGCTACAGAAACGACTGCCGTAGTAGAAGCCGTTATAAGTATTTCGTTTTCTGGTAAAGGCATTTTGAAGTCCGTAAACGGTATGTCAACTTGCCTTATGCCAGTAGGTGCTTCTTCTGTAGCCTCTGGTTCTGTGCCTTCTGGCTCTCTAAGATCGCTAGGAGGCACTACC